AAACGTGGCAATGAAGTAATTCAATGGCAAACACCATCTGGATTCAAAGTCAACCAGAAACGTAACAAGTATGACTCTATTAGATTAGACCTACAGCTGTTAGGTAGATGCTCATTCTCTGTGGTCGATAAGGACAAAGGTCCTGACCCACGTAAGCATAAGTCTAGCGGTGCTCCCAATCTAATCCACTCACTTGATGCGTCTCTACTACATCTTACGTTTCAACAGTTTGATGTACCGTTTTCCGTAATTCACGACAGTGTATTGTGTCGTGCGACTGACATGTATTTACTTTCATGTATTGTTCGCAAAACATATGCTACTATCTTTGCGGACCACGATTTTATCCATGACTTTGCCCGACAGATTGGGGCAGAGACTGAACCACCGATCATCGGAGATCTGAAGCCAGAATCCGTGATTGACTCCACTTATTTCTTCTGCTAATGGACTACCAAGCACCCGAGTATGCTTTTGATGACAGGCAGGAAAATGTTGTCAAAAAAGCGCTTAAGTGTAAGACAACAGAGGAGTTTATCCAACATTGTCACACGCTAATTCATATGTGCTCTGAGGCTCTCGTTAAATTTGAGAAAGATGCCTACGATCATGGTATCAATTGTAGAGCAGAAGAAACTTATCAGCTTCTCAAAGAGCTGATCAACCAAACCACAATTACGTTTGAATACGAATGACCCGCACCATCCACAAGACTGAACAGCCTGTTATCCTTGAAGGGTATCAAGCTGTGATGAAACCATCCAAGTATGGCTACTCCTTGTCTGCTATTATTGACGAGGCAATGGCTGATGCTTTGGACAAAGACCGTGCTCAAGCTCTTGAGTGGGCACAGACTAAACTGAAGAACCCAAAGCGTTCACTGTGTAAGCCTGAACCTTGGGAAGAAGTTTCCGAAGGTAAGTACAAAATTAAGTTTAGCTGGAACGACGAAACTAAACCACCTGTTGTCGATACTGAAGGCACTCACCTGACGGATGAGAACCTGCCTCTGTATTCTGGCAGTCGTGTTAAGCTTGCATTCTTCCAGAAACCCTACATCCTGAAAGATGGTGTCACGTATGGCACTAGCCTGAAGCTTGTTGGCATCCAGGTTGTCGCACTTGGCAGCTCTGCTGGTGTTGACACTGGCGACATGGCTGATGTAGATGTCGCTGCTTTGTTCGGCAAGACTGAAGGATTCAAGTCTAGCGAACCCAACATTACCACCACCACTGAGGAAACTGAAGATGATTTTTGATTACACGATTGAGAAAGACGAAGACCTTGGTCTTTACGAAGCACAGCTGACCATTGAGCTGCCTAAGATTAGCGTCAAACGTTACAAGGCAGACCGCAATGATTTCAAATATGAGATGCGTCGTGCTGTATCTGAGATCGTAGAAGAGATCATCGAAAAAAGGATTGACGATTGATGGCGTTCCGCTCCGGGCTAGAGGAGAAGGTCGCTGACTTACTTGTTGAACTCGGAGTGAAATATGAATACGAATCGACCAAGGTTCCCTATGTTATTCAGCACACTTATTGCCCTGATTTTGTTCTACCCAATGGTGTGTATCTTGAATGCAAAGGTTACTGGGATTCTGATGATCGCAGAAAGATTAAGGCGGTTAAAAAAGAAAATCCTGACTTAGATCTTCGCATGGTATTTCAATCTCCATTCAACACTATCTCCAAGAAAAGCAAAACCACCTACGCTAAATGGTGCGAAAAACATGACATACCGTGGACTTCATTCCACAACATCCCACTTAAATGGCTACTTTAATAAATTTTATAGAAAAACTAAGGGACAAATACAATGATCCTTGGGTATTGAAAACATTCTATTGGGTTCTTGTAGACGTTGATCAGTTTTTTGATAATTTATGGTGGAACAAATTAAGAATCCCTGAAAAATTAGGGATTGATTACGAAAATTTTTTAGGAATACCACCAGATGAACGCCACTTCCTCTGAATTTATCAGGCATGAGTCATGTGACAACTGCGGGTCATCTGATGCCAGCAGTGTTTACTCTGATGGGCACACTTATTGTTTCGTTTGCCATCACTATACACACGGTGATGGCGAACCTTCTTTACACATTCATCAACCCAAACGTGTGCAAATACTAGGTTCAGCCGAACGGCTGCAAAAACGCAACCTTTCACAGAAGGTATGCGAGAAGTATAAAATCTACCGTGATGGTAACAAGCTACGCTTCTACTATCATGACGAGTCTGGTGTCGTCCAAGGCGCTAAGATCAAAACCAAAGACAAACAATTCATTTATGAAGGCGATTCCCCTGGAACTTTCTTTGGTCAACACCTTTTTCCTGCCAGTGGCAAAAGGGTTGTCATTTACGAGGGAGAACTTGACGCGGCAAGCGGTCAGGAGGCGATGCCAGGTTGGCCGATGGTATCACTCCCATCCGGTGCAGCAGGTGCACGAAAAGCCATCCAGAAGAACCTACAATGGTTACAGGGCTATGAAGAGATTGTCCTGTTCTTCGACAATGACGAAGCAGGGCGTAAGGCGGCGGAGGAATCGGCTAGCGTCTTACCACCTGGAAAGGTCAAGATCGCTCACATCCTTGGCGATTACAAGGATGCTTCGGACGCCTTACAAGCACGTGACACTGACGCGATCTGCCGAGCAATTTGGGATGCGAAACCTTATCGACCGGATGGCATCGTAGATGGTAAGTCACTGCTTGAGCTTGTAACTACACCATCACCAGCAGCAGATCATGACTACCCATTTCAAGGATTACAATCAAAGCTTCACGGGATCAGGTATGGAGAGCTTGTCACAATCACTGCAGGATCTGGCATCGGTAAATCCTCATTCTGTCGTGAGCTTGCAACTCACCTTCTTTCAAAAGGAGAACGGGTCGGTTACCTGGCGTTGGAAGAATCCAACCGTCGTACAGCTTTAGGGCTGATGTCTGCCCACGTTGGCAAATCATTACACCTTGGAGAACATGACAGGCAAACGCTCACCGAAGCTTACGAAAATACTCTCGCAAGATGGGATTTGTATTTGTTTGATGGCTTTGGCAGCTTTGACCCTGATATTATTTACAACCGAATCGAGTACCTTGCCTCGGGACTTGATACCAAGGTCATCTTCCTTGACCACCTCTCCATCCTCCTCAGTGGACTAGATGGTGACGAACGACGCATGATTGACACTACAATGACACGTCTGCGTTCACTTGTTGAGCGTACAGGCATTGCATTGTTCCTTGTGTCGCACCTAAAACGTACATCAGGAGATCAAAACCATGAAGAAGGAGCGCGTGTTACACTCGGTCAGCTTAGAGGAAGTGCGGCGATCGCTCAACTTAGCGATGCAGTTATTGGACTCGAACGAGATCAGCAGGGTGGATCTAAACACTCTGATACAACTGTTAGAGTTCTCAAAAACCGCTACTCTGGCGAAACAGGCGTTTCTTGCCGACTAAGCTATGACCTTTCCACTTGTAAATTCCATGAAACTCAAGCAGAACCAGACTTCGATGCAACCACAGATTTCTGAGCTTAAGCGCCCAAACCCTCCCACTACTGAAGCAATTGAAAAGGCACAGTTCAAAGACAAGACCTACCGCTGGAATGGTCGCTAAGCTTATACTTATTGATGGTCTTGTATTAGTGACAAACATGTTCATTTGTGCTGGCGTTGTTCGCCATTGGAACGATGTTAATTTTTGACCTAGAAACGGACGGTCTTCTACGTGATGTTAGCCAAATCCACTGTCTTGTTATCCATGATACGGACACTGAAGAGACGATGGTCTTCAATGACCAAGCGTTTGATAGAGCTACTAACGAACCCGCGGCGCAGCCAATTGTCCGTGGTGTTCAGCTCCTCGAAGACGCTGATCTCATCGCTGGTCATAACATTATTAATTATGACCTTAGCGTTATTACCAAACTTTACCCTTGGTTTAGACGCATTGGCGATTGTTTGGATACTCTTCTCCTTAGCCGTCTATATCACCCTGACCTAATGGACTTGGATAAGAAAAGGACATGGGAAGGGATGCCACTCAAGCTGTACGGATCACATTCACTAGAAGCGTACGGCTACAGACTTAACGAGGCTAAGGGTGATTTTGGCAAGTCCAGTGACTGGGGTCAATGGTCAAAAGACATGCAGGATTACTGCGTGCAAGATGTTAAAGTTACAGTTAAATTATGGAATCACTTCAAACCGTACCTAGCAGGGAAGAGGTAAAACGCCTTGCCCGTAATGCTAGCGCTCTTAAAAGATCAAGAGAAAATCGAGAGATGTTAGCTAAGATTAAACTAGAAAAAGGTTGCTGTCGTTGTGGATACAATGGACATCATTCTGCACTAGATTTTAATCACATAGATCCATCTACTAAAAAATTCAATCTTGGAGAAGTGGGCCACCGTTCTATTAAACTAATCATGGCTGAGGTTGAGAAATGCGAGGTCATGTGTGCTAATTGCCACCGAATTCACACCTATGAAACTCACCCTTCCAGAATGGGTAAATCTTGAACACGAAGCAGCCTTTATCCTTCAACGACAGGAGAACCATGGATGGTATTTTAATGAAAGAGCTGCATGGGAGCTTACACAGACTCTCCAAAAAGAACTGGAAGAGACTCATGAAGTACTACGAAAAAGGCACCCTTTCGTCAAAGGCGAGGAAAAAACTCCTAAAAGAAATAACAAAACACAAGGCTATGTTCTTGGAGCACCATTCACACGACTAAAGGAATTTAACCCTACATCGAGAGATCACATCGCATGGATTCTTACGACCTTTTATGGATGGAAACCGACCCAGCTGACAGCCACTGGGAAGCCTATTATCGACGAGCCGATTCTGAAAGAGATTGGGTCAGAGATTTCTACAATGTTGCTGAGATGTTTGACGGTAACCAAAATGCTTGGTCTCCTCTCGCAAGGCACGAACGCTTGGCTGAAGCTTGTTACGAATGAACAGAGGATACATCACCACTGCTCAGTCGCAACGTCCACTTTTAGATGCGCCCACCGGCACCCCAACCTTGCCCAAGTGCCAAGCGACGCAAGATTTAGAGAACTTTTCCAACCAAGTCCGGGTCAACTTATGGTCGGGGCTGATCTTGCTGGCATTGAGCTTAGGATGCTTAGTCACTTTCTTGCCCGCTACGATCAGGGAAGGTATGCCGACATCCTCCTCAACGGAGACATCCACCAAGTAAATGCTGACAAGATTGGCATTTCACGTAAGCTTGTAAAGACGGTCACGTACGCATTTTTGTATGGTGCAGGTGACGAAAAAATTGGTCACAGCTATGACAAACTTCTTTCATCCACGGCAGCCAAAAAGAAAGGCAAAGAGATCCGTCAAGCCTACATTGAGGCGATTGATGGGCTCGATAAATTACTGGATGCAATTAAAAAGGCTTCAGAACGTGGATTTATCAAAGCTCTCGATGGTAGAAAAATTATCGTGGATTCACCGCATAAAGCGTTGAACTACTGCCTCCAGGGCAACTCCGCCATCCTGGCTAAGCGTTGGATGGTTATCAACCAACACAACGTAAAACAATTAGATCTATGCTGTAGCCAGCTAGCCTTCGTACATGACGAGTTACAATTCGAGTGTGCCCCAGTGCACGCACAAGACCTATGTTCATCCTTGGTATATTCAGCTAAAGAAGCTGGAGAATACTACAACCTCAGAGTCGAAATCGACGCTGAAGCAACCACCGGAAACAACTGGAGTGAAACCCACTAATGCGTAGCAAAACTATGATGGGACTGTCTAAGTTCCAAGCATTCAAATCTAAAAAGACCAAGCAAGGAGCTGGTCGTCATAGCAAGCCCAAGGCTGGCAAGAAAGCTTACCGGGGGCAAGGCAGGTGAAGCTACTTGTAGACGCCGATTTCGTCGTTTACAAATGCTGTGCCGCCGCCGAAACAGAAGTTGATTGGGGTGATGATGTAATTCTAGTCACAAGTAAATTCAGTGAAGCTTACGCTGCTGTAAAGCGTGACATCCAAAAACTTACCAAACATTTTCTATGGGACGTTCCCGAAGTAGTTCTGTTTTTTAGCGACAGTGTAAACTTTCGTAAATCCATCCAGCCCGCATACAAAGGGCACCGCAACCGCAAAAAACCTTGTGGTTACAAACGTGTCATAAACCAACTCAAGACTGAGTATGAGGTTATAGTGATGCCGACGCTTGAGGCTGACGACGCCTTGGGCATCTATGCCACCGCCAACCCTGATAACGTTCTCTGTTCCCCTGACAAGGACATGCGCCAGATACCTGGTAGACTGTTCGACATGTCAGAAATGATGAATGTGGAACCCGACGAGGGAGCACGCTGGCATCTTATTCAAACACTCGCAGGAGATCAAACTGATGGTTACGCCGGATGTCCCGGTATTGGTGTTAAGCGTGCAATCACCCTCTTTGAGGAGAAGGGGTATTCTTGGAAGACTGTTGTCGAAGCTTTCGCTGACAAGGATCTTTCGGAGGAAGTCGCGCTTGAGAACGCAAGACTTGCAAAGATTCTTCAATGCACTGACTATGACTTCATCAACAAACAGCCCATTCTCTGGACCCCCTCCAGTGATTACAGAATTGACAATGGAGCAGGATCTGAAGATACGTCAGATAAAAGACGCACTCGAAAAACCTGAAACGACAAAGGAGGACATCATTACAGTCTTCCTTGCTTTACAGCGACAGAACTTCTGTCTATGCAACAACGTATCTAACCTAGTCAAACAATGGCCCTTTGCCCAAAATGCAAGGTAAGAGATAAAGGACGCAATCCTTATTGTAAACCTTGTTTTAAAGAATACAACAAACAAAGGCTTAAAAAGAAAAGAGACTTTGTTAATGAATATAAACTAGCTAGAGGTTGTTGCAAATGTGGTTACAATGAGCATCCTGTAGCACTTGAATTAAACCACATTGATCCTAGCACTAAAATTTATAGCATTGGCAGGCAGCTTATTGGTATTTCAATGCCAAAACTTATAGCTGAACTTGAAAAATGCAATGTTATGTGTGCTAATTGTCACCAAATACATACTTTTGAAAATGGACACCACCTCTCCTAGCTATTATACGCGAGGATCTATCCAACCGTGGGATTTTATCCGAGACCAAGAACTAAACTACCACTTGGGTAACGCCATTAAATACATTTGCCGTGCTGGTCATAAAGATAGTGCGGAACAAGATCTAAAAAAAGCAATCCACTATCTTGAAAATGAGTTACAGCACACCACTACAACAAGCCAACGAGTTCCGCTCCGCCTTCAGCGTCCCGAATGGGGCGATTCACCGCCAGAAACAGAAGTCTTTGATCGATGAAGAATGGTCTGAGTTTCATGAAGCATACCACCACGAGCCGCATGATCATGTCCTTAAAGAACTTGCGGACCTTGTGTATGTCTGCTTTCAGTATGCTGCAAATGAAGGGTGGGATCTCGATGAAGCCCTAGATCGAGTCCACAAATCCAACATGTCCAAACTGGACGACAATGGGCAACCAATCCTTCGTGCTGATGGTAAAGTATTGAAGGGACCAAACTACAAACCTCCCCACCTTGGCGATCTTATCTAAAATGTCCAACTATATCTCTCGTACTGGTCGTGTCCAATCTTGGATTGACGACCCAACCTCACGCCTTCCAGTCAGCTGCACCGTGTTTGTAGTTGAGAATGAGATGGAAGGTCCAGAAGGCATTGAAGCCTCATGGCGCTTTGCCTCACACGCCTTGCGCTACGGTGCAGGTTGTGCTATCCACCTGTCTAAACTGGATCCTGCTGGTTATGAACGCCCCTCTGGTGTTACTGCTAGTGGTCCTGTATCTTTTGCAAAAATCTACAGTACTCTAAATGAAATCCTACGACGGGGTGGGGTCTATAAGAATGGCGCTATTGTTTGCCATCTCGATCTCAGCCATCCTGATTGCCTCCACTTCATTAGCACTCCACGGTCTGAACTTCCGTGGGTTAAGCGGTGCGTCAACATTACTGAAGAATGGTGGCAAGAATGTAAATTCAAAGATCAACTCCTTTACGGAATCAAATCCGGTGACATCTGGCTTAACAAAGTAAAGTATGACAAAGATGGAAAACGAATTAGGGGTAACGTCTGTCTCGAAGTATACCTGCCCTCACGAGGAACATGCCTCCTACAACATGTCAATCTTGGAGCCTGTGAGTTCGACGACATTCCACGAGCATTCTCTGAAGGTATGTCCGAGCTGTGCGAGCTACATGGTAGGACAGGTGTCGGAGATTCTGGAGAATACCTCCCGTCTGAAACTGATCGACAGGTGGGACTCGGAATGCTTGGTCTCGCAAACCTCCTACGGCGGTACGGAGTAACTTATGAACAATTCGGACGTGCACTGGAACAGTACAATGCAGGAGATGTGGTACGATCAGCAGCCTATGAACTGGTATCTCAAATTGCCTCTGGCGTTGAACTTGCCGCTTCAGTCGCTCGCCACAATAATATGGTTCGCGCCTTTGCTATCGCGCCCACTGCCTCCTGCAGTTATCGAAGCACAGATCTGGATGGTTTTACTTGCACACCAGAAATCGCTCCGCCTATCTCGCAGACAGTCGATCGCGACTCAGGTACTTTCGGAGTACAAACTTACAACTATGGCGACGTAGAGATCGCCTCTAAAGTAGGCTGGGAAGCTTACAAACGTGTTGCCGATGGCATCATGACTCTACTAAATCGAACTGGACTTCTTCACGGATACAGCTTCAACTCATGGTCCGATGTGGTCGTGTATGATGAAGCATTTATCGAAGAGTGGCTTGAATCGCCCCAGACTTCACTTTATTACTCGCTTCAAGTTATGGGCGATGTTCAAGATAAGTCTAATGCGTATGCTGCTCTCGAAGAGGAGGACGTGAATGATTATCTGAACAGCCTACTTGAGGACACCCCTGAACCTCAATGTGATTGTGCAGAATAGTGAAACTATGTAAATGTAAACAACCTATCGCAAAGGGTTCAAAGACTAGATGCAAAGATTGTGATTCTGAATACAAATGGTTTTACAATCAAAAGAAACGGTTTGGTCTTGAGCGAGAAGATCTTGAATTTATGTTCTTAGAACAGGATGGGTGTTGTGCAATTTGTCATGCACCTTTTCTGACAGACCGACCGCGTGTTGATCATAATCACGAGACAAATGAGGTTCGTGGTCTTCTTTGTCATCACTGTAATACGGCGCTCGGTCTATTCAAAGACAGCACTGAAACTTTAACCAATGCTATTTCTTACCTCAAAAAATGAACCCTTACGAAAAACTAATGGCGCGGAAGCGCAAATGGACACCAGTACAGACAAGTGCTGGTACATGCAAAGCGGGCGCGGAGGAAGCAATCCACCGTGCTCTTGCCTTGCGACACATGGAACTACCTGTGGGAGATTTTATTACTGATGCCCTCAATAGTGAAGTACCAACGTTGGCCCGTGAAATACTGGAATCCAACGTTAAAGATGAAGAAAACCATGACATCGCACTTGGTTACATCGCCAATGCTTACGGTGTTGATCCGCAAGCTGAGAAGGAAGCCCTTAGGCTTAGGACCGCTTGGGAGGCACATCCAGATCACACGATCACAAAAGCCATGGTCGCTGAGCGTGCGATTTTCTTCGTTCTTTTACCATTCTTCCGCTTTAATGGTGACGCTGGGATGAGAACCGTATCAGCCGATATTAGTCGAGATGAACAAATTCATGTGGCTACCAATAGTCTGGTTCATACTGAGCTGGGGTATAACATCAGTCCTTCTCTTGATAAACTCAGGAAGGCAACTATCAATTGGGTGATGCAACCTCTCGGTGAGCACACTGATAAATATCTAAGCAAAAAATTTTGGTTGGAATCCAGTGATCGGCTGATGTATGAGGGCAAAGCTCCTCAGCTTGCTGAAACAAAAGCAGCTCGGATGCCAGCTTTCTTTGAACATTCAAATGTCAACCTCCCCCAATACGCTTGAGGCAATCCTCGGACCAAACCTTGAGCAGATATACGAAGAACTTGAAGAGATCTTTCCACCTGTTAATCCCACTCCTGGCGATGACCTAAGCCAGCTCATGTATAGAGCTGGACAACGTCATGTCGTCGAATGGTTCAAACAACGAATGCAATTCTAATGTGCTTTAATCAACCTAAACCTCCTGAAGTTAAACCTCCTGCTCCTCCACCGCCAACACCGCCGCCGCCGGAAGCACCTAAGCCTCTTCCACAACAAACTAAAAAGCTTGAAGCGGAAGAAAAGACCAAGCCAAATGTTCAGTATGGTCGAAAGAAATCAGCTGATGTCCGTGCACGTAAAGGTACTGACTCACTGAAGATCCCTCTGAACACACCTCAAGGTGGTGGTAATACTGGAGGTCTAAATGTCTAGTGCACGTATGTGCTACGACCGGCTCTCTTCACACCGCAACTCGTTCTTGAGTACTGCTGTTGATTGTTCTGAGCTGACGTTGCCGTACCTGCTCACTGAAGACACTTCATCAGTTAACTCCCGCAAGCGACTGCCTCTTCCTTGGCAGTCCGTGGGAGCCAAAGCTGTTGTAACGCTTGCATCCAAACTGATGCTGGCGTTGTTACCACCCCAGACTTCCTTCTTCAAGCTACAGGTACGTGACGATAAGTTGGGTGAGATGGATTCCCCAGAGATCCGCAGTGAGCTGGACCTTTCGTTCAGCAAAATTGAGCGGACCATCATGGATTACATCGCCGCTTCTAATGACCGCGTTGTAGTACACCAAGCAATCAAGCATTTGATTGTCTCTGGTAACGCTCTTATTTTTATGGGCAAAGATGGTCTAAAGAACTTTCCACTGAATCGGTTTGTTATTAACCGTGACGGCAACGGCAATGTTCTTGAGATCGTTACGAAAGAAATGATCAGTAAAGAGTTGCTAGGTGAGATTGGTTACGACGACGAGAGTGTCGTAGATGACTCTCAGAGCAACGAAAAAGAGTGCGATGTCTATACCCATGTCAAGCTAGAGAGTGGCCGCTGGGTGTGGCACCAGGAGGTCTTTGACAAGGTCATCCCTGGTAGCCGTAGCACCGCTCCTAAGAATGCAAGTCCTTGGCTGCCTCTTCGCTTCAACACTGTTGATGGTGAAGACTACGGCAGGGGTCGCGTTGAGGAATTCCTTGGTGACTTCCGTGCACTTGACTCACTTAGCCAGGCACTCATCGAAGGCAGTGCAGCTGCTGCAAAGGTTGTGTTTATGGTGTCACCATCTAGCACTACCAAGCCAGGTTCACTGGCTAAGGCTGGCAACGGTGCCATCATTCAGGGACGACCTGATGATGTGTCTGTCGTACAGGTTGGTAAGACAGCCGACTTCGCTACTGCTGCCAACATGGCTCAGCAGATTGAACGTCGTATTGGTGAAGCCTTCCTGCAACTCAACATCCGTCAGTCAGAACGAACCACTGCTGAAGAGGTACGCCTCACACAGCTCGAACTAGAGCAACAGCTTGGTGGTCTCTTCAGTCTGCTGACCGTTGAGTTCCTTGTGCCATACCTGAACAGGACCATGATGGTTCTGCAAAGGAATGGACAGTTACCCAAAATTCCAAAGGAGTTTGTACGACCACAGATTGTTGCTGGTGTGAATGCATTGGGTCGTGGTCAAGACAGAGAAAGTCTTGCAAACTTCATGGGTACGATTGCACAGACACTTGGACCTGAAGCGTTGATGAAGTACATCAATCCTTCTGAAGTCATTAAGCGTTTGGCTGCTGCACAAGGCATCGATGCTCTCAACCTAATTAAGACTGAAGAGCAGATAGCACAAGAGATGCAGCAACAACAGCAAGATCAGATTGGTCAATCGTTGGTTGGTCAGGCTGGTCAACTTGCAAAAACACCAATGGCTGAACAAGCCATGATGGGTCAACCCGAAGAACAACCTACTGAATAATGGCAGAAACACTTTCCTACGATCCCACCCCTGAAGCTGAAGTACTGTCTGAAGAAGAACAGGATTCACTTCAGGTAGGTCAGGAGCTTAAAGAACAACAAGAACAATTGCTGGCTGGTAAATATAAGTCAGCCGCAGACCTTGAAAAAGCGTACGTCGAACTTCAAAAGAAACTTGGTGAAGGTTCTGAAGAAGAGCAGGGAGAAGCTGAGCCTTCCGAAGAGGAAGCTCCTGAAGTCTCTCCTGCCCAGTCTTTGATCACTGATGCATCTGCTGAGTATGCAGAGAAGGGTGAGCTGTCTGAAGACATGATGTCTAAGTTCTCAGAGATGAGCAGCCAAGACCTTGTCCAGGCATACATGGAGATGCAAGCCAATGCACCTCAGGCTGAAGCTGCTGAGCCAGTTGAACTTTCTGACAACGATATTAATACCATCAAGAATTCTGTTGGTGGTGAAGCTGAGTACGACAAAGTAATCAACTGGGCTACCACCAACCTGTCCGAATCACAGATCGAAGCCTACGACGACATCATCTCTACTGGTAACACTGACGTGATCCAGATGATGGTTGATGGTCTTAAAGCAAAATACGATTCTGCTAATGGATTTGAAGGACGAATGCTGACTGGTAAAGCTGCCAACAATAGTAGTGATGTCTTCCGTAGTCAGGAAGAAGTTGTCTCTGCTATTGCTGATCCACGGTATGACCGTGACCCTGCTTACCGCAACGACGTCCTTGAAAAACTTGAACGATCTGATGTGACCTTCCGATGACAACTATTACTGAAGACGGCGGTCGCACAAACATCTACGCAAAAGAACCACCTATGACAATTATGGATGTGACTGAAACCCACAATGAAAAGGCTGAAAAGCTTAATGGTCGTCTCGCGATGCTGGGCGTCATGGCTGCTCTGGGCGCTTATGCATTGACTGGTCAAATTATTCCTGGTATTTGGTAATGACAGTACGACCCTACGAAGAAACTCAGCGTCCTGCTGAACCTAAAGCACCTGCTAAAAAAGCACCTGCTAAAAAAAAAGAAGAGTCTGACAACATGTCCGTAACTACACTTTCTTCCTGATGAGTCTCTACGCAAACATCAACAAGCGAAAGAAGGCTGGTACTTCTCGCCCTAAATCTAAATCTACTGTCAGCAAAACGGCTTACGCCAACATGAAGGCTGGCTTCCCTAAGAAATCTAAACCCAAAAAAAAAGTAACACACTAATTATGAAATCTATTATTGCTGCCGGTTTCCTCCTCGGCTGTGCTCAAGGCGCTATTGCTGGTCCCTACGCAAACATCGAAGCCAACTCTGGTTTTGTTGGATCTGATTATGGTGGCTCTGCAACTGACGTCCACGTTGGTTACGAAGGTTCTAACTGGTATGTCCAAGGTGGACCTGCTCTGCTGGCACCTGATGGTGAAGATGGTGATGTTGAACTGTCCGGCAAGATCGGTGGTAGCTACCCCGTGTCGGAAAAGCTGTCTGTATATGGCGAGTTCTCTTTCTTGACTGGCGAAGACGACAACAGCTACGGCACTAAGGTCGGCGCTAAGTACAACTTCTGATTTTTAATACAGCCCTCCACTGGACGTGAGCCTTGGGAGGGCTTCATTAAAGTGCTCAAATACATACCCTAAACAACAACAAAAACCCTGCACTTTTAATGACCGCTGTACTTCAACAACAACAGAGGTCTACCTGGGATGAGTTTTGCTCCTGGGTAACCTCAACAAACAATCGACTTTATGTTGGCTGGTTTGGAATCCTCATGATTCCTTGCTTGCTGGCTGCCACCATTTGCTTTGTGACTGCATTCGTTGCAGCACCACCTGTAGACATCGATGGAATTCGTGAACCCGTATCGGGATCCCTCATGTGGGGAAACAACATCATATCGGGAGCCGTCGTTCCGAGCAGCAATGCCATCGGACTACACTTCTACCCAATTTGGGAAGCTAATACACTTGATGAATGGCTCTACAACGGGGGTCCATATCAGCTCGTCGTATTCCACTTCCTCATTGGCGTCTTTGCTTACATGGGACGCGAATGGGAACTTAGTTATCGACTAGGGATGCGCCCTTGGATCTTTGTTGCTTACTCTGCTCCGGTTGCTGCGGCGACTGCTGTTTTCCTTGTTTATCCTTTTGGACAAGGTAGCTTTTCAGACGGTATGCCTCTTGGCATTTCCGGTACTTTTAATTACATGCTTGTGTTTCAAGCGGAACATAACATCCTCATGCACCCCTTTCACATGTTGGGAGTTGCTGGTGTATTTGGGGGAGCTTTGTTTAGCGCTATGCATGGAAGCCTGGTTACTTCTTCTCTTATCCGTGAGACGACTGAAGAGGTCAGCCAGAACTATGGCTACAAGTTTGGTCAAGAGGAAGAGACGTACAACATCGTCGCCGCTCACGGTTACTTCGGACGACTGATCTTCCAATATGCATCTTTTAACAATTCTAGGTCGCTGCACTTCTTCCTCGCAGCGTGGCCTGTCGTGGGTATCTGGTTTGCCGCCCTCGGCGTCAGCACCATGGCATTCAACCTCAACGGATTTAACTTCAACCAATCCATTACTGAGAGTCAAGGTCATGTGGTGAACACCTGGGCTGACATTCTCAACCGTGCCAACCTCGGCTTCGAGGTGATGCATGAGCGGAATGCACATAACTTCCCGCTTGATCTTGCGTCCGTGGAGACAACTCCCGTGGCACTGCAGGCTCCTGCAATCGGTTAATTACTTCGTACGTTCATCCCATCGGGACGCATGTTGCCTAAGCATGGAACGGGGCTTAGGTTTATCTAGTACGAACTCATGTCCAACATCGTTATCCGCTACATCCAAAACGCTAAGAAAAAAGCTGACAACTATAAAGTCGACGCTCTTCGTTATCGTGGTGTAGTTTACAAGCAACTGGTTAAGTAAGCTTACTGGGAGGTGCAAGTCCTCCCGCCAGTCTTGGCGTTGGCCTTCTACGGAAGATACCCTTCGCCGTCTA